TCAGGTTAGAGCTGAGCAGTTCTCGGGTAATGATATGACAATTTCTGCACTTATAGGTGGCACCGCTGGTAACGCCATTGCCACCACCTCTAGTTTCACGGTTGGTACCAACAAGTTCAGTACCGACACACTTCAAAATGGTAGTGATTGTTTGGCAACAGATGCCGCTGATGCACTTGTTGACGCAATTACCAATAATGACACCCAAGGCGTGTCGGCAACTGACTCTGGGGGTGGGGATGTAACCCTAGCAGCAAAGGTATCGGGCGCCGATGGAAATGGCATAACCCTCGCAACAACGATGGCAAACGGTACGTTCGATGGAGGCGCTACAGCATTGAGTGGTGGAAAAGATGGGACGATTGGTCTGGAGGGCGAACAAAGATTCGATTCCGATTGGTTGTATATTTGTACCGCCGACAATACAACTGCTGGAACGAATTGGCGGCGTATCGATATTGGGTCAGCTTATTAATACCTAAGGAGGTAAAAGGATGCCTGAACCGTTTAGAAGGCGTTTGAAACACGCCTGGAATGCTTTCCTTAACAAAGATCCCACTCCGAATAACCCCCTCGAGTACTACTATGTCAATGGTTATAGTAGTACTACCAAACCGGATCGAAGACGGTTGCGATCTAGTAACGAGCGTTCCATTATAGCGTCGATCTACAATCGTATATCATTAGACGTAGCGGCTATAACGGTTCAACATGTTCGATTGGATCAAAATGGGAGATACATTGATGTCATTCCTTCGGAACTCAATAACTGTTTAACCTTAGATCCCAATCTCGACCAAACTGGAAGGTCATTTATGCAGGATGTTGTCATGTCCTTATTCGACGAGGGATGTGTAGCAATCGTCCCAATTGATACAACATCGAATCCTATAATTACAGGGTCATATGATATCACCTCAATGAGGGTAGGTCAGATTATTCAATGGTATCCCTCTGCCGTCCGGGTTAAGGTCTACAATGAGAGGAATGGACGGCATGAAGAAATGATCATGCCCAAGAAAGCGGTCGCCATTATTGAAAACCCCTTTTACGCCGTGATGAATGAGCCAAATTCCACTCTAAAACGCCTTATCCGAAAACTCAATCTGTTGGATGCAATCGATGAGCAGAGTGGATCTGGAAAGCTGGATATCATCGTCCAGGTACCCTATATCCTTAAAACCCAGGCTCGACAGGATCAGGCCGCTAAACGAAAACAAGACATTGAAGACCAGTTGGCAGGATCTAAGTACGGTATTGCCTACACCGACAGTACGGAGAAGGTGACCCAGTTGAATCGTCCAGTTGAGAACAATCTAATGAAGCAGATTGAATATTTAATGAGCATGCTTTATAGCCAATTAAGTATTACAACGGCGGTCTTAGATGGTACAGCGGATGAGAAGACAATGTTGAATTTCTCGAACCGAACGGTAGAACCAACTCTCTCGGCGGTCGTTGATGAAATGAGACGAAAATTCCTGACCAGGACTGCTCGTTCTCAACGACAATCCATTGCATTCTTCCGGGATCCATTCAGACTTGTCCCAGTAACGGATTTAGCGGATATAGCCGATAAATTCACCCGTAATGAGATTCTCTCGTCGAATGAGATGCGTGGAATTATAGGAATTAAACCCTCAGACGACCCCAAAGCCGATGAGTTACGCAACAAAAATATAAATGCCCCCGAACCGGGTACGGATCAATCATCGGGACCTCTGAACCCTGAGAATAATGACCCCGAATCTCAGGGCGATTTGAAACATTACGGGGTCAAGGGAATGAAGTGGGGAATAAGGAAGTCCACTCATTTAGAAGGGGGTGTCAAAAGTCGAAAAGTAGAAAAATCAGATCTTGCAGGCGTTACTAGACTTCTTAATGATTTATCCGATCAAGATAAGAAGTTTCTAGCGTTAGATCAAAAACTACCCTTGATTAAGAAAAACGTTAGAGATGAGAGACATTGTTTCGTATCTAAGATCAAAGGAGAGACTGTTGGTTTTTTGCGTGAGAGTGGCCGCCCCGGAGGGTTTGTTCTGTTAGAAGAATTAGTGGTCGGTTCAAAATATCGGAATCAGGGAATTGCCTCTCAAATGCTTAATAATTTTCATACTCTCTATCCAAAAACACTGGCTAAGACGAAAGCCAATAATAAAGAAATGACTCGTCTTTTAGAAGAAAACGGATATAAACCCGATAATCCAGATTCGGATACAGTAATTAATTGGATTCGGGAGGGGGATCATAGTAAAAACGGAGAGAAAAAGGCTACTCGGGTATTAAACGATATGCTGAAAGAAGAAATTCAACATGGTTGGCAAAATAATTTAGAAGGAGATAATAAAAATGCCGAAGAAATATGATTTTAGCGGTTACGCGACCAAAAATGATTTAAAGTGTACGGATGGTCGAACCATTCGACAGGATGCTTTCAAAGACAATCACGGCATGACCGTTCCGTTGGTTTGGCAACATCTGCATAATGATCCGATGAATATTTTAGGGCATGCCCTCTTGGAAAATCGATCCGACGGGGTTTATGCTTATTGTACATTCAATGATTCTCCATCCGGCCAAAATGCCAAGATATCGGTTGAACATGGGGATATTACCTCTTTATCCATCTATGCTAACGAACTTATTGAGAAAGCTAAAAGTGTGCTGCACGGAGCGATTAAAGAGGTTAGTCTCGTTTTGGCCGGGGCAAATCCGGGGGCCTTCATCGACAATGTTACTCTCCAACATGGTGCTGATAGTGAAACCCTAGAGGATGAAGCTATTATCTATATGTCGCAACCATTAACATTGGATGAGATTCAACATGCCGGCGGTGGGGATCAGACGATCCAAGAGATCTTCGATAGCTTCACCGAGGATCAGAAACAGGTGGTTTATTATATGGTAGGTCAAGCCATTAGTGAGTCCGGTGGGGCCGCTAGTCATAGCGATGATGAGGGGGTCCGATTATTTCATTCGGAACTAGGAGGTAAAAAAACAATGAAACATAACGCATTTGATCAATATGGTCAAAGTCAACATCGCGAGGGACCCGTCTTATCTCATTCCCAAATCAAAGCCATATTTGACGACGCTCAGCAGACTGGTTCCTTGAAGGAGAGTTTCTTAGCCCACATAGCAGAATATGGTATTGAGAATATCGATTATTTATTCCCGGATGCTAAGACTGTAACGCCCACCCCAGAGTTAATTAAACGGGATACCGAATGGGTGGCTGGCGTTATTAACGGAACACATCATTCGCCATTTTCTCGGATTAAAAGCACCGCCGCAGACCTTACGGCTGAGAAGGCGAGAGCCTTGGGTTATATTAAGGGTTCCTTGAAGAAGGAAGAAGTTATCTCGCTGCTCAAGCGAATCACGACCCCAACAACAATTTACAAGAAACAGAAATTGGATCGTGACGACATTATTGACATCACCGACCTCGACGTTGTCGCCTTTCTGAAGGCTGAGATGCGTTTGATGTTGGATGAGGAAATAGCCCGTGTAATTCTTATTGGTGATGGCCGGGATCCTGAGTCTGATGATAAGATCAGCGAAACTAATATCCGACCGATCTACAAAGATGATGATCTTTATGCACATCATGTTAAACTGGCTGTTGATGATGAAACTGAAGATATCATCGACAATATTGTTAGAGCACGAAAGAACTATAAAGGAAGTGGAAATCCGGCATTGTATATCGGGGTGGATCAACTAACCGATATGCTGCTTCTCAAAGAGTTGGATAGTGGTCGTCGGCTCTACCCGACCATAACCGAATTAGCTGCCGCTCTCCGCGTCTCTAAGATTGTTGAAGTGCCCCTTATGGACGGTTTGTCTCGTGTTGTTGAGGATGAGACGCTCAATTTGATTGGGATCCTGGTTAATCTGTCCGATTATACCGTAGGCGCCGATAAAGGCGGGGCGATTAATATGTTCGACGACTTCGATATTGACTATAACCAATTTAAGTATCTGATGGAAACTCGTATCTCTGGAGCCCTTATCCGTCCGAAATCGGCTCTTGTCATTGAACAGGTAGCAGAGCCTCAACAGTAATCCACAGGAGGAGATTCAAAATGGGGAAGTTTTATGGGGCAATTGGCTATGCTGAAACTACTGAAACAGCCCCCGGAGTCTGGACGGAAACCATTGTGGAGCGTAATTACTCTGGGGACGTTATAAGAAAC